AAAAAAATCGACACAAATTACAAGTGTCTTTATGCTCTTTATTAGCCATCTAGTTCTCCGATTACTAGGTTGGTTAGAAAGCCCTGTTAGCGCACGACTATCAGGGTTTTCGCTTTTTTACATATGGTCTTTTTCATACTTATCTTCAGTAGCATAAGAACTGCGCTTATGCTCATAGCAGATACCACTTGTGCGACCAGTATTGAACTCTTTGTCAGAGCCAATTTCATCTTCTTTTCCCATCGCAACACCACCACGATGAGATTTTTCCATGCGCTCACCAGACATATCTGCCTTGCCAGCACCTTTAGGAACTACTACACCCTTGGCAGGAATACCTGCTGTTGAGTTTGGATTACTTGTTTTGCCGATTGCCATTTCAATTTTCCTTTTAGCTAAAAAGTCTGCAAAAGTGCAGTTATTTGATTTTATATAGCTCTTAATCAATGTCAAGCATTTTAATTAATCGAATGGCAGCATCCACAGAATCTATTCTACTAACTGCACCGCCTCGCCATTCTTGCATAAATTTGATTTGAGGTTCGGTATAGGAGGCTTTGGAATCACGCTTAATTTCCACAAGGACTGTTTTTCCTTTATAGCCAATGAGGGCATCAGGACACCCACGACCCACAGTAGAAAGGTTGCATACACTAGCCCCAAGAGCAATAAAAGTATGAAATATCTGGCTTTGATTTTCATCCACTCGCTTTTTGTAATAAGTCATTTACTCTTTCTAACAAATCTTCCTCAGAAAAACCCCAATATTTAATAAATCCTTTATGTCCAAGTTGGTGAATACTGGAATCTCCAAGTCTATGATGGTAAGCGCATAAGGGGATAACTGGGGCATTTTTTCGTTTTCCACCAAATTTTCGTATATGGTGCATTTCTGTTGGAGAATCTTCGACATTTCGTACTGCGAGTTGGTTGCACAATATGCAGCCCAATCTTGCCAGGAGAGCATATACATCCTTTTCAGCTTTAGTCATTAAAAAAGTTCCGTTAAATCCACATATTTAAATAAATGCTTTGGAACATCATAATAAAGTTCATGCTTAGTATCATCCCTCATTTTCCAATATGGAAAAGCTAAAGCAGTTAATCCTTTAATCCAGTAAGCATGAGTCATATCTTGATTTAAAGCAAAAAACAAGGTTTTAGGCACTTCTAGCATATGTTTTTTACGCATTGGAACATGAATAGTGTCAAAAGGGCAATACGGATTCCATTGTCTTACTTCTACTTCAGCATAGCCTACAGGAACATTTCCTTTGTAAATAATGAGGTCAGTACCATAAATATCAGGATTATTTAAAGCTGTAAGCCCCCATTTCATAGAAATCCATTCAGCTACAGCAGCTCTAGCTGGAGGATCGTACTGGTCATGCAAATCTTGATCAAATTTCTTTATTTTCACCAGCAATATCCTGTAGTTTTAAAGCCATTTCAATTAAATCGGTAGCAATTTCATAAGCTCTTTGCTTATCTTGCTTAATCATGGCATCGTAGTAACCCTCTAAAATTTTTTTGGCTACTAAAAAAGGTAAGCTAAAATCTCTCATTTACATATTTCCTTGTCTTCGGTTTGAAGATAAAGTGCGCCAAATATCAATAATTCTTATTTCATGGTTTCTTTGATTGTCAATTAATTTAAAATCTTTAAAAGTTTGAATATAATTTAAAACTGCTTGATTGTATTTAAGGCTTGCCTTGGATTTTGCTTCCCTTTCGGCTACTGTCCCCTCAGCTAGTAAAAATTCATGCGCCTGAGCCTGTTTAATGCCTTCCTCAAGCTTTTTTACCTCACCACTTAAATCTGCATGACTTTTATCTGTATCAGAAAGAAAAATTAAGGCTTCTTCTACCCTATTTTCTGTTAATTGTTCAAGATTCATCATTATCTCCAATCGTTAAAATTACCTCTGTTTCCTTTAATCCATTGTTCCGAAAAATCTTTTTTAATTTTTTGTAATCTATTTTTAAAGTTTGGGTTGGCAAGATAATTTCTAAATTCTTCCAATCCATGTTTTTCACGATATTTAAGCAAGTATCGTATTTCGCATTGGTATTTGTATTTTTCACAATTCTTGTCCATTGCCTATTTTATTGGATGCTTTTTTCCAATCCCCCTTACAAAAAACTAAAATGTTTTGATGGGTTTTGGCTAACTTACGACCTGCATAAAATTGTTTTGATACACGCAAACAAGCAGTACCAACGCTTGTGGCCAAAATAGCTTCGTTATAAAGTTTTGCACCACCATTTTCAAAAGCATTAATAGTTTCACTAACAAAATTTCGGTAAAATCCTTTTTTATCTCTAAAATCACCAACTACAAATGCAGCAAAACTATCTGGTTTAAGTTTTTTTATTGATTCAGCAATAATTTGTTTATATGCAACAACAAATTGACTGTGTTCCATGTTTGACAAATCATTTTCTGTTTCAGAATAAACCTCTAAATCACCATAAGGAGGGCAAGAAAACAAAAAATCTGCTTCAGGTGCTTCCGACATTTTTACCAAACTATCACCGCAAACCCATTCAATATTGGCATTTGGAAACAATTCTTGTTTTTGAGTTATGTTGGCAATAATTTGTTCTTGTCTTAAATCACAACCCCAATATTTATAATTTAAAGCACCTGCAACAATGCCTCTTACGCTACCACCTGCAAAACAATCAATAATTTGACCTTGTGGAGGGCAAAACCATTTATACATAAGTTCACAAATAACAGGGTCAAAAACACTAGTAGCATTCATTGGAGCTCTGCCATAAGCTTCTCCAAAATCTTCAGGCATACATTTGGCAAATTTACTTTTTTCTTGGTTTCTGTATTTGTCAAATTCATCAACACCTTCACCCATCAACAAATTATCTCCTCTTCCAATTTCGCTTTTTATTCCAATAGATAACCATTCTCGCTTGCGTTCTTGCCAATCACCTTGTTTTGCATCCAAAATAGTAAATGGTGGAAATGTAAATCTTTCTGCAACTACACCGCTTGCTTTTGGTTTAATTGGTTCACCAAATAAATCAAATCCATGTAAATTAAAATCAGACATCACTTACTCCTTTTTTCTCGTTGGTTTAATACAAATTTACGCATTTCAAAATAACTGTTAAATCGAGCTTTTGAAGGATCACCGCCACATTCGACCCTATATGCCTCCTCAATCTGTTTCTCGCTTCCTAGGGGCATTTCTGAGGCTTTTGGGGCAGTATTTACAATGATTTCATTCTCCCAGCCTCGATACTTAATCCATCTTTCAGGGTCTTTGCGAAATTGTTTCTCTACTGCTTCAGCATATTTTTTAGCTTGCTCAACAATAGTCTTTAATAAAACTTCATCAATATTGGCTTTTAACCACTCTTTTTGAGCATTTGGTTTGCCTACTTTTTTATCATAAGCATCCCAAAATAAATCAAAGCCAATAGGCGATATATATTGTTTGTTGTTTGTTGTTTGTTGTTTGTTGTTTAGGCTTTTTTTGGGTTCAGCTTGGGTTATCGGTGGGTTACCAATGGGTTTTTTACCCTTCTTAGGCCTACCGCCAAGCCTTCCGTTGGCTTTTTGCTTTTCCAAAAACTTGTGATAATCGGCAATTTCACCATCAGCTCGATAGTTTTTATAGCCTTCATCAGTCAACTCAAAAAACTCATTTAATACAGATTCGACAATTTCAGAATCCATGCGTAACCTACGGCTAACCAATGGGATATTTCTGGGTATTGGGGCTTCTGTATCGTAATACATATCCAAAAGCCTTCTATAAGCCAAATCCTCTTGAGGTGTTAAATGAAGGGTATGCTTCATGTAATCCCCAATATTAAAATTGTAATAGTGCATTTCAACCCTTTGCAAAAATATCAGGCCTAAGCATTTCTCTAGTAATTCGCCCTTTTGATAATTCTTCAATTTTGCGAATATGTTTGATAGGAATATTGGTGCGAGCTTTCCATTGATAAATGGCCGTTTCCCTTAGCCCTAATAGCTGTGCAAGCCTATAAAGGCTGCCAAACTCTGTTTTTAATTCCAAATAAATATCCATAATTTCTCCTTAAGTTGTGTTATATTAGCACAAATAAACAAAAAAACAACAAACTAAAAATATTTATTTAAAAGTGTTGCAAAATGGTTTTTTTGGTGTATAGTAACACTTATGCAGTAAATTTTTTAACCAAGTGATGAAGGGAATGCAAAAATGTTAATTACAAAACTTACTACCAATGTTTACCGAGTTGTTTTTGGTTCAAACGAAATTGATACATTTTATGTAGCCAAAAGCTTTAAAGGCGCATGGAAAATTGCAAATGGTGGGCAAATTCTTGATTTTGCCGCCACTCGACAAGAAGCTATTAACCTTGCAATTAATTTGCATAAAGAGGTAACAGCATGAAAACCAAAATTTTAGAAGCTGTAGGTGTAATAGTTTTAGCTGTTGTATTGGCTGCAATGTTTGTTTATGGAGGTGTTTAATCATGGGAATGACTAGACATGATGCTTACTATGAGCCAGATGATTATGATGACCGCAGCGATGAAATTGAGGCTAGAGCTTGGGAACTAATGAAAGTTGGTGGCCCTTATGACTACAGAACATCAGGTGCTATTAGTGAAATGTTTGGAGAACTCGATATTGACCAGGCTAAAGCACTTCAGGATGTAATTGACTCAGGTGACTATGAAGCTTTAGGTCGCAAAATTGTCGCAATGGCTTGTGATTACATGGAAACCTATGCCATGCACACAGCAGAACATGAAATCAATGATTGAGGAGAAAGTGATGAAAACATTTAATGAATTAAGACTTATCAATGTCAATGAGCATACAGAAAGAAAAGGTAAATTTACCTATTTATCTTGGACTTGGGCAGTAGACCAGCTTCTACAAAATGACCCAACAGCCACATGGACTTTTGGTGATCCTGTTTACTTCAATGAATCAGTAATGGTTTTTTGCACAGTAACCGCTATGGGAAAGTCTATGACTTGCCAAATGCCTGTTATTAACAATATGAACAAGGCTATTTCTAACCCTAATGCAATGGATGTCAATACCGCCATGATGCGATGCCTGGTTAAATGCATCAGCTTGTTTGGTATTGGTCTTTACATTTATGCTGGTGAAGATCTTCCTGATGAAGAAATTCCTGATTTAAGCGCAGAAGCCGATAAATGGGTTTTAGCCATAAGTGGCACTAAGTCTATGGATGAACTTAAAGAAATCTATGGCGCAGCTTATAAAGCCCTTAGCAAAGATAAATCAGCAGTCTCTAAGATTTCCGCAGCCAAAGATGCCCAAAAAAGTATTTTGATGGCGGTGCAATCATGAAAGCATTTCCATCAAAACATCAATTAACTCCAGAGGATATTTATATTGAATCTGGCATGGACTTGCGGGATTACTTTGCAGCTAAAGCTATGCCATTGGCTTTTAAGGTTTGGGAAAATTATCACATTAGCGATGAAAATGATGCAACTTATAAAACTAGCAATTTTCAAGCAGATGGTAGTTATCAAGAATTAATTGCTAATACGGCTTATCAAATGGCCGATGCAATGATGGAGGCTCGTAAATGAACAATGAACCAGTAGCGTGGACTGCGTGTTTAGATTGTGGACAAAGAGTTACAGGCGATTCTATTCATACTTGCTCGCCACAGTTAAAGACACTAACAGATGAGGAAATAGAAGTTTTAGCAAGCAAACACTTGTGCTATCAAATTGAAGGTAGCGAAGTAAGCGGAGTATTTAATTTTGCTAGAGCAATACTAAGAAAGGCACAAGAGAAATGAACGCAAATGAACTAGCTGATGAATTGGATTATGCTTGTACCATATCTGAACCAAGAATCACAATCGCGGGTCGCATGCACATAGCAGCCACCATGCTACGCCAGCAACAAGCTGAAATAAAAGAATTGAAACAACAGGTGGCATTTTTAGAGGACTGGCGTGATACATGGTCACCTACTATTAAGCAGTTGATGAATATTAATGTAAAGGCACAAGAGAAATGAATAATGAACCAATCTTAGAGCAATGCGAATCAGGGCATTCATTTTATAAACTTACAGACCACCCAAAAAATTCAATGGGTCATGCTAGTTGCCCATATTGTTTATCAATTGGCAGGGAAGTGCTGAAAGCTGAAATAGAAGCATTAAAGGCTGAATGTAAAAGACTATCACAATGGCTTGTGCAAGTTGGAGAAAACAAATGATATACATCCGTAAAGAATGTGAGTCTGTAAAAAACGGTTTTAACTTCTACGCATTGTCTGATAAAGGTAGTTTTGGCTTTATTTTTAGATTAAGAAATTTTCAGTTTATGTGCAGATACAGCAAGATGATTAAGAAATGGATATTGAAATGAACAATGAACCAGTAGCGTGGATGTTGTTGGGCTTGGAAGACCGCAAGCCAAAGTTAATTAACTTACAAGTGATTGAGCATCTTGAAGGCACATGGATTCCACTCTACACCCATCCAGCAAAGACACTAACAGATGAGGAAATAGCTTTAGTTTGGGATAAATTTAGTGCATTACCAAGCCCAAAAGATATAAAAGATTTTGCTAGAGCAATACTAAGAAAGGCTGGTGAGAAATGATTTACAAATTTCTATGGACTATCAAAATGTGGATTACTGGAATTGTTTTGATGGGTTTACTTCCAGTTTATGTAGCTTATAAATTTTTTGTGCTTACTCCTATTGAGTGGGCCACAGATTTTGAATCATCAAGAAAGTCACAAGAGAAATGACTGTTCACACACATTGCTGGCACTTAACAAACACAATGCTTTGCTCTATGCCACCACAAAGAATAGATGTTTGCTGTATTTGCGGAGAAAAAAGGGCTTTAATAGTTAAAAGTGCGGAAGATAGTGCTGAAGGACATGGGGAGTTTCACCCAAATACAAAGGCACAAGAGAAATGAACAATGAACCAGTAGCGTGGATGGCTTTAAATGAACTAAATGGTTCATATTCTGCTTTTACCAATGAACAAAAAAATGCCATGTTGCCTCATATTTCACAGTTATATGGAAAATGGATTCCACTCTACATCCATCCAGCAAAGACACTAATACCATTAACCGATGACGAATGTGAAGCAATCATCAATCGCCACGATTGGTTTTCAAAGTCTTGGCGTGAAATGGCAAAAGAAATCCATGATGCAATACTAAGAAAGGCACAAGAATGAACGCAAATGAACCATGTCCTAATTGTGGTGAATATCACAGTTGCACCGAATTGATACAAGAACAACAAGAGCGCATTGAAAAGTTAGGAGAAGCATACGGAAAACAATGCACTAGGGCAAACGAATTGGCTTGTCAAGTTCGTGATTTAAAAAACGAAAATGTAGCCCTACAAAACGATTTGAATATGGCTAACTGGATGATTGGAAAGGCACAAGAGAAATGACTACATTTACAACTGAAGATAGACTAGCCGTAGAACAAGGTACTCCAGAGTGGCATCAGCTTAGATTAGGCAAAGTTACAGCTTCTAGAGTAGCCGACATATTGGCTAAGACTAAAACAGGGCCATCCGCCTCTAGGCAGAATTACCTTATTGAATTAGCCTTACAGCGC